TTGCCCAGCACGGAGAGGTTGGCGTTGCCAGCGGAGGGTGAGGTTGTTCCAGAGCAAATTCAAGAACAAATAGAATTACCGAATAAAGTAAAAGTGAATATAGTTGCTCCAGACCAAGAAACTGCAAATCTTGTAAGGAAAAAAATAGAGGAAGGTCCTGTCAGCAAACCATACAAGCCAAAAACAATGATGCAGCTTGGTGAGGAAAATTTTGTAAATAAATACGGAATAACACCAGATGAGGCAAGAAATAGATTTTTAAAACAAAAGAAATTAACGCAAGAAAAGTTAGGGAAGCTTCCGATTGATGATCAAAAAAGATTGTATGAAGAATATAATTTATTTAAGGAGAATCTTTCTAAACCCACCATCCCTCGACCAATGCGAGGCAAGGCTGGTGAGGCTGGGTTCATCGTGTCTGATGTGCAGGAAGGTGCGGCCAAGGTAGCCAAGAAATGGCTTACTACGGAAGGCAATCTTCCTAAAGAGATGTTTTACATCATGGAGTCTAAGGGATCGCGCACGCAGGCGATGCTCAAGCAGATTGATTTTACGCTCAAGGATTTGGCTAAAGAAGCTAGGATTTTGAATGGCAAGCCTAGGCTTACGCCAGAGCAATCTGGTCAGCTAGACCAATTCCTGCGCGGTGCAAACGATGTAACTGCTCTACCAGAGTCCATCCAGCCAATAGCAAATCAAATGCGTAGGCAGTTGGATAACCTATCTGAAGGTCTTATTCAAGAAGGTACATTCTCGCAGGAGGTTGGGGCATCTGGCAAAAGTAAGGCTGATGTTATCAGAGAGCGTAAGGGTGAGTACCTAACTCGCTCGTATGAGAAGTTTGATAATCCTAAATTCAATGTTGATCTGCTAAGAAAAAGAGATCCCGCTGCATATTCTGTTGCTGAGAAATTTGTCCGAGATCAGTTAAAATCAACAGACCCAACAATCACAGAGGATCAAGTACAAGGCAGGATTCGGGAGTTGGTTGAGCAGGGGCGTGACAAGCCAATGGAGTCACTCATACAGGCATCTGGGATTGGGAAGAAGTTGGGCATAACAAAGGCAAGGCAAGACATTCCAGAGCAGATCAGATACCTAATGGGCGAGTACTCTGATCCAGTAATCAATTACGCCAGGTCAGCAAGCAAGATGATTAACCTTTTGCAATCCCAGAAGCAGTTGAATCAGTTAAAGGATTTTGGAGTTGCCAACAAGTTGTTCTTTGATAAGCCAACTGGAACTGCTGTTAAGCAGATCGCGGCTGATGGATCAGATACACGCTCGCCTCTTAATGGTCTTTACGCAGAACCAGAGCTTGTCGATGCAATTGAGAATTTTGAGATGATGCATAAGGGTGGGACGGCGTTCCAGCTTTACTCGATGGCTAATGCTTGGGTCAAGTGGGGCAAGACAGTTGGAAGTATTCAAGCTCAATTTAGAAACCCAATTTCAAACGTATTGATTGAAATTGTAAATGGAAATTTCAACTTTGGTGGAAGTCTAAAACCAATTAGGACAGTTTTAGCTGAGTTTGGCGTGCCGAGCATGGACACCAAGGAAGGCCGCGCCTACTTAACCAGGGCAACTCAGCTTGGTATTTACGACAATACTGTTCTCAATGAGTTTACCCAGATGCTGAAGGATGCACAGCAGTACAAGGGTTCGACAATGGACTTTGCCGAGGAGTTGGCTGGGAAGAGTGGAAATATAGCAAAGAAGGGCATTGAAACCCTAAACAAGACTTACCGCGCTGGGGATAATTTATTCAAGCTTATGGCTTGGGAGAATGAAACAAAGCAACTGATGGATGGTAGGGGCTTGTCACGCCTAGAAGCCGAACCGATTGCTGCCGAGCGGGTCAAGAATACAAGACCAACCTACTCTCGCGTTGCAAGAATTATTAAAGCTTTTAGATTGCAACCGCTTATCGGGCAGTTTGTATCTTGGCCCTCAGAGATGTTGCGTATTCTTCCCAATACAGTGCGATACGCAGCGGAAGACTTTAGAACTCCTGGAATGCGTGGGTATGCACTCAAAAGAATAGCTGGTCTTATTTTTGGAACATCACTTTTAATTGGAGTTATTAAGCTTGGAATGTGGGCAACTGATTTTAACGGAAGAAAGATGGATGCACTAAGACGCTTTGTTGCTCCGTACCAAAAAAACGCCTCTCTTATGCCTACTGGAATGGATGGTAAGGATGTTGGATATGTGGACATATCCTACACTAGCCCTTACGAGATATTCTTTGGACCTATACAAGCGGCTATCTCTGGAAGAGATACAGAAGAGTCAATCTTTGGCGCAATCAAAGATTTCACAGAGTCGTATATTGGTCCAAGCATTTTAGCTAACTCAATCATATCTGCATATTACGGCAAAGCACCACAAGGAAGAACGATCCGTAATCCGCAAGATACTTTTACAGATCAGTCGCTCGACACAATCTCTTATCTTTTGCGGCAGAACGAGCCAGCAACAGTATCTCAAATCCGAAGGATTGGATATGCATTAAGCGGTCAGCCAGATACAACTGTTTCCAAATATGGTCGCGTTTACAAACCATCCGAGGAGTTGTCTGCGTTATTTGGTATTCGCCCACAATCAATTAACGTATCCAAAGCACTCGAATCAAAGGCATCTAGGTTTAATTCGAATATGGCTGATGTTGGCAGAATCTTTACTGAGACTTACGGCGCGGTTGGGAATGTTCCAGAGGCGAATATCCGTGAACAATTTTCCAAGATGGAGAATCGCCGTAGGGTTATGTTCGATGAGGCTAATAAGGATTTTCACGCCTCTATGTTGCTTGGCCTTAGCCGTTCAGAGGCAATTTCAGCTATGCGTGTTGGCGGGTTGAGCGGTGACAATGCCTCTGCAATAGCAAACAATAAGTATAGGGACTACAAGATAAGCAAGTCTCTGTCCAAACAGATGCGCCGTGAGTTATCCCCAGAAGAAATGCAAAAGCGTCAAGACATAGGCCGAGAGCTTATGATGCAACAGGGAGAGTAAATGGCTAGGTTCGACATCTCTGGATCTTCATCGCGCCAAACTGGATTAGGCCAGCAGGATCGCAATAACGCAATCCGCATGGAGTTTGAGCCTTACACCAAACCGCAAGAGCAGGCAGCAAGGATCGAACCTATGAGCGAATACGTCAAACCACCAACAGCACCAGAACAACAGGCTCCTGGTGGACTTCCGCTACCATTGCAAACAGTAGAGTGGGAGAGTCGCAAGGATAAGCAGGGTAATCTTGCCGTCTATAAACTACCCTCTGGTGATATGGGCGGGAACTACGAGGTTGCGGGGATAAATGACCGCTACCATCCAGAGGCGTTCAAGGCTATCTCATCCCTGCCTCCGCAGGAAAGGGCTAGTGCAGCGGCTGAGTACATCCAAGGCTATACCGCGCCACTTGTCGAAAGATTGCCACAAGCAATACAGCCGTTCACGCAGGATATGGCGTTTAATCGCGGTCTTGGTGGGGCTACCAAATACCTACAGCAAGGATTAAACACGCTGGGCATGAATGTGAAGGTTGATGGCGGAATGGGACCAAAGACCTTAGAAGCAATCAACCAAGTCAATCCAAGAGCGTTGATGCAGGCCGCTAGTAAGGCGCAGTTGGATGACGAATATCGAATGGCTGAGAAAAACCCAGATAGAAAGAAGTTTCTAAATGGGTTGGAAAGCAGGATTAGGAATAGATTGTCAACCTTTGGGCAGGGTTAAGGCTTCCTCATGTTGGAGCTTACTCCTCCAGACACAATTGTTGCCCCGCCAGACCCAAAGAAAACATCTCCAGAGCCATATCTGATTCCAGTTTTTCCAGCAAAGATGTCTCCATTCCTTGAAACAATTCCTTTTGGACAAGAATATACGCCATTATTATCCGTATATACTCCCTTAGGAGTTATATAAACATCTCCATTCCGCAATATCAATTTACCATTAACTAATGCTTGGTCGTTACTTAAAATAACAGCAAATCCCTTCTCCCCATAAACTCCTCCAACAAATGCCTCCATTTTGCCAGCATCTTCATCATCTTCCGCCATCACCGATGCCATCAGCATCGCCGTTACTGCAATCATTGTTATCGCTTTCATGTAAAAACTCTGTACCTTAAATAAAGCCATGTCAAACAAATTATCTGCTCGCCAAGTTGGTGCAGTAGGCGTGGCTAGGGTAACTGGTGCGTTACTGCGGTGCGGGTACAGCGTGCTTACGCCTTACGAGGACTTCGCGGGGTACGATGTGGTGGCAGAGGAAGATGGCAAGTTCCACCGCATCCAAGTAAAGACCTCCCAAATGATGGAGCCAAACAAGAATAGGTATCGGTTCACAACTGCGAGCGGGAGTGGGATCAAGAAGCTGATTGTTGGGGTTGATTATGTGGCGTGCTGGGCGATGAACGATGACTTATTTTGGCTAATTCCAATAGCTAAATGCAAAACACTCACTACTCAATTTTGTCCCTCGACAGGTCAGAGTTGGCGGGTATTCTCGAACCTATGAATGACTTGGAGGCGTGGAATAAATTTGAGGATGGGTTAAAAGATGTTACCTCGATGGAGGAAGCGATGGCTTGGGTTAAGAAGAATCAAAAGATTGTGGAGAAGCTGACCATCAGAGCAATGATTCGCAATTTTAATGATGACATCAGCAAATCGAACAAAGCTTGGCGTAACTAAAATTTAGTTGTTGACACGCATTGGCTAAATCTCTAGCCATAACTGGATGCAGAAAAATCCAGACTCAACTGTTTTTGGCGAACTTAGTCCGAAAATTCCAAAGCCGTTTTTTTCCATTATTCTTGGCTCATTATGCATGGAGTCAAAGAGCAGGTCTTTTACTGTTTCTAGTAAGGCAGTGCATGATTTCATAGAGGAATGTATCAAAAATGGACCAGCCCATTTTATGCTTGACGGGAACGAGACAACTGACCTAACAATGAGTGTCACATGGGAAAAATAAACAGCAGGGCGAAGGGTGCGGCAGGGGAGAGAGAGTTAGCAAGTTACTTGCGCGAACAGGGTTGGCAGAAGGCTAGGCGCACACAGCAATACGCTGGTAATCCAGAGGGTGGTAGCGGGGATGTGGTTTGCGCGAACTTCCCATTTCACATTGAAGGCAAGCGTTGCCAAGCATTGAAGCCCGAGGATTGGATGGCACAGGCCAAGCGTGATTGCCCAGAGGGGAAGATCCCAGCGGTATTCTTTAGGCGCAATGGTCGCAAGGAATGGCTTGTTATCCTAACCGCCGACAGCGTGTGCGAATTAGCTAGACAGATCGCGCCTTCTGATGTGAAGATCGAATATATGCCAACGATTGCCAAGGGATTTTACGTCAACACGCCAGAAGATTTAGAACGACTTCAACCCACAACAATAAACCCAAATAAATAAGGAGACACTAAAAATGGCACTAACAATCAGTGAATCGGCAAAGATGGAGCGCAAGCTACCAGAATCGGGAGCAACAGTCGGAATCCTCTATAGCCTAGTTGATCTAGGCACGCAGGAGCAAAACTGGGACGGCGAAAAGAAATTTATGCCCAAGGTCCGATTGACCTTTGAGTTGCCCGACCAGTTAGATGAGTTCGAGGTAGAGGAGAATGGCAAGCGTACCAAGGTGTCAAAGCCTATGATCGTGTCCATCGAGCAGACCCGCAGTCTTGGCGAGAAGGCCAGCCTACGGAAACTGCTGGAACAGTGGCGCGGTCAGACGTTCACAGGAGCAGAGTTAAAGTCATTCAGCCTAAAGAATCTGTTGGGAAAGCCAGCCATGCTTACCCTCGTTCACAAGACTAGCCAAGCTGGTCGCGCTTACTGCGCTATCGCTGGTGCGTCTAAGCTGCCCAAGGGCATGACTGCTCCAGCCAAGCCTGCTAACGATCTTGTTTACTACGAGATCGAGCAGAAAGAAGGCGGTCAGTTCGCAGATATGCCAGAGTGGTTGCAGGACAAGATCCGCGCAAGCAAGGAGTTTGCTGGCGCAGCGGTCACAACCAAAGTTGGCGGTGAAGACGGAGACGGCAACCAGGTTCCGTTCTAAGTTGTATGGCTCTTACTATTACAAGTAAGTGGGATAGCTCCTCGGCTGATACCAGATTGGTCGCTGTTGAAAGCAGCGGCCACTGGTACGATGCCGAGGGGCGATCTGCCCACGTTGTTCTTGGAAAGAATGGCAAGGAAAGAAACACAACTGTTGCTGACGCTAGAAAGATGGGATTGCTTCCATCGGTCACTAGTGTCCAGTCAATTTTGGAGAAGCCCCAACTAACGGCATGGAAAATTTCTACTGCCGTAGAGTCTGCGCTTACTCTACCAAAGGAGGAAAATGAAACACTTGAAGAATACGCAAGAAGGATTGTTGAGGACAGCAAAGCGCAAACCAAGAAAGCCGCAGAGCATGGTACATCGCTCCATACCGAAATGGAAAACATCCTTCTGGGACGTGCTTGCTCCACAGATGAAATCCTTAAACCTTACATCGAAACCTTTAGAAACTGGGCAAGTGAAAATGTTGAGAAAACCTACTGGTGCGAAAAAGCCCTTGTTGGCGCGGGGTATGCGGGGAGATGCGATGCCTACGTCAAGCTACGCGGTATTGGTGACGCTATCATCGACCTAAAGAATCGTAAGATCAACAAGAAGTACAACACTCCACCATTCTACCCAACAGACGGACAGCAACTTTGGGCTTATAGAAATGCGAGCGAAAATCCTAAATGCGCCTGCGTATCAGTTGTTCTTGGATCGAATGATTCAGAATACATTAAGCATCATCAATGGGACGAAGAGGAGCTTTACCAGTCTGGTATTGCTTTTTGTGCCATGCAAAAGGTTTGGTCTTGGGTAAAGAATTACACGCCCCCAGGCATGAAGCTGTGAAGAGTCCCTTCGACCCGCAGGACCTAGAGTGGTTGATGGGGTTATTGGATAAGTTCTACAAGAGCCTAAGCCAATGACCCCGCCAACCATAGCCGAGATGGGTGACGAGGCGGCAGCTATAACGTGGCGTGTTATGGGTAAGGGGTCGGACAAGTCTTGCTACGGAGATTGGCTGGAGAAGGATAGGCCAACGCATGATTACCATATCGCTAGGGCTATGCGCCACCTAGCCACAGCCCAGATGCAACTCCACAAGTCAACGCCTTGCCCTGACAACAACGGAGAAACAGCCACCGATCATTTAGAGCGTGCATTGGTGCGGTGTTTGTTTACGCTCGCACAAATAAAGAAAGAGGTGACAAGATTATGAAAGAGACGGAAGTATCATTTAACTGGAACTGCGAAGAGTACAGTGCAACAGGCACGCCAGATTACGAGACATCCTACGAAGACGTTGGACCTTGCAGGGCTGGTGAGCATTCTATGGCGGAGATGGTAGATGCGGTGGAGATGTCCGATATTACAATCTTGAAGGACGGAGAGCTTGTGGTTGATCCTGTAAAGGAATTATTGGATAAGGCTACTGATCTTCTTTGCGTTAAAGCAGAGGATGACTTCTACGACTGCTAATGAAACTCGCTCTGTCATGGATCTGCTACCACATAGGAAACATAATCAGCTTAACCTTGATGCGGTGGGGGTTGGGTTATCCAACCTACAATCGCCTTATGATCTGGTCTTCAGACCTAGATGAAAACGGAGTCTTATGGAAGGACGTAAAATGAAAAAAGCATTAGTCACGCAAGCATTCGGAGATGAGTGGAAGAAGATTCTGGAGCTAACTAGGCCGCGCATGGAAGCTTATTGCCAGCGTCACCAGATAGATTTCATCGCACTAGAGAAGCCACTCACCGATCCTGTCCAGTACAGCAAGTCAGCCATAGGAAACATCATGGCTACAAAAGGCTACGACCAAGTAACCTTTGTTGACTCGGATGTTCTTATTACTAAAGATTGCCCAGACATAGGCGAGGACGCTGGCGTGTTCTGTGCTTTTGATGAAGGTGCGTTCTTAGATCGCAAGCTGGCTATGGGACAGTTGGCTGGTGCTTTCGGCGCAATCATAGACCCTCGCTTCTACGTCAACACAGGCGTGTTTGTTATCTCCTCCAAGGCAGTAGGCGCACTGTCTATGCCGCCACTAGGACTACTGCCTAACCACTTCGCGGAGCAGACCTGGATGAACATCATGGTGCATATCTGGAACATCCCTCTGACCGAGCTTGACCCTGTTTACAACTGCATGACCAGCGTTGAGGAACACTTTGGCCTAGACCGATACACCGATGCGATGTGCATTCATTACGCTGGGCAGTCGAATGACATGGTTAAGCTGGCCGAAACAATCAAGTCCGATGACGCGAAGCTAGTCGAGCTAGGACGATGAACTTTGTGCGAGTAGTGCCAGAGTGTGGCAAGTGGCGGTTGCACACCATGAACGGCGAGGCTTTGGGACCGCGCTTAATCGGAGCGCATATAGAAGGCGTGGCTCCTTTTATGGACATCTTTGATACCAAGGATGAAGCCCAGGATGCAGCGCAATGCTGGAATATCCTTGCCACTACTTGCAAGCCTAAGAAAAGCTATAAGTGATAAAAGGCTCCCTAGTCAAAGGAGGATACGATGAAAAGCTACAGCAGTTGGCAGGCGAGGTTGCCTTGCGTGCAATCATGGATCTTCGCACGCTCCGCAGGCGCGGTGTGATTAAGTGCATGAAGATTATCTCTAGGCCAGAACTAGCCAACCTTCGCGATATGCCCGAGTACAAAAACTCGCACAACGTCCAGAAGCTACTAGAAGATTTCCGCAATGGGACAGTAGGCTGGTGGTGTCGCGCTGCTGGTATTCGTATCTGCAACCGCACGCTCCTTCGCCGAATGAGGGAGGATGATTATGTTCTTTGCTGAAGCTTGGGGAATAGCTTGGGTGATTAGTTGGTTTGTGCTTTACAGCGTGGCCATCCTGTCGGCAGTATTAACCGCAATCTACATCATATGCAAAGTCATAGATTTCATAAGAAAGGAACTGGAATGAGAAGAAAGAAACAAATAGAAATACTAAGCATTCGGGATGTTAAGTCTTGCGTGCTTGAGATCAACGTGGATGACAAGACGTTCAACGCTCTGGCTGAGGCTGGTAGGATTCATCTTCAGAAGGATAAGAATGCGTGCTTCGAATACGCACTGAACAAGGCGTTGCTGGAACTAGCCCAGATGACTAAATGAGTGAAGCATTCAAGCAGAAGGTTTTAACCGCCAGCGTGGATCGCTATGTACTTACGCCTACGCAATGCACCATGCTTAGGCAGGATGCCGAGGTCATGGGCATGAAGCGTGCGCCTGTGCTAGCCAAGGATGGAGTGACACGTACAGTATCACGCACAAGAACCTGTTCATCCTGCTGGATTCCATTCGCAACGCATTACGAGTGGATATACAAAGTGATGCGAGAGTTAACAGACAGCATCAATGCCGATGTATGGCGTTTTGACATCCAAGGCATCCAGCAGTTGCAGATCCTGCGCTATAGCCCACTCCAGAAGTTTAGCTGGCACTATGACACCTACACCTCCGAGGCTCCAGTGCGTAAGCTGACGGCAGTGGTCAACCTGTCTGACCCTAGTGAGTACCTGGGCGGTGGGTTGCAAGTTAAGGCTGACCTAATCAACGGAAGGTTTATCCGAGAGCAAGGGGCGGGTACTTGGTTCCCATCCTACATCGAGCATCGCGCTCGCGCTCCTATCTGGGGTACACGCTGGGTGTTGGTGGCTTGGTTTACAGGACCAGCTTGGAAGTAATGGCAACGCTTAACGAGAACATCCCTAGCTTCAAGGCTATGGTAAGGAAATCATTCTTTACTAAGAACGAAGCAGACAAAGAGTTTTATGGGGTCTATGTGTTTGGCTTGCAGTCCAACGCTGGAACCATCCTAACCTTCCACGTTATGACTGACTCTGGGATGCTACGCAGTCGCGTACCCTTGTCTGAGATATACACGCACGAACCAGAGGCCGACATCCCATTCAATTACAAGCAGCTTTGGGATTGCTTCTCGGAGAATGTAGCTGTCACCGAGTACAGCTTTCTGGCCTATCATCGCGCACAGATTCTGCTTAGGGATGCGACCAAGGTGTGGGGTACATACTTGTTTACAGTAGATTGGTTTAACAATCCCTACTCGGACGAGCCTTCAGACTACAAGTGCGGTCATGTGTTCGCAGGTGACGATGGCTACTTACTCTGTATGCCAAACAACCGCATCTTCTGGCGTGATTCTAATTGGGTGACGAAGAAATTACCAGACAACCTAAAGCAGTTCCGAGTGGATACTGACCTACCCAGCGTGGAGAATCAGAGTGACAAGTGGGTGACGGAGGATACCGATTCATTTTATTACGACATCATTAAGAAGGATTCAGAGTGACTGTAGATACAAAGGCTAGACTTAAATGGTCACGCGATATACTTCTCACCGCCAGGGAGAAGCTGGTACTAGAAAAGAACCGCGCGGATCGTGGAAGATCGGTTGACATTATACAGATTATCACGATGGTGGATGCAGCGGCGTTAATAGCAAAGGAAATACTGGAGAGCGAATGAACATACGAGATCAGATCCTAGAAGACTTTGGAGAGGAGGCTGAGACAATCCTATTCGCGGATGGATTCGATGATGCGATCTTGGGGGTTGGCAATACATTCGGTGGCAAGCTGTGCGCGATTTACGATACTGACCTGGTGCTGAAGTCCTGCATGAAGGATGGGATGGAATACGATGAGGCTTTGGAGTACTTCGATTTTAACATTGCAGGAGCTTATGTGGGAGAGCAGACTCCAATCTTCATTCACAAAATAGAAAGGCAGGCCAAATGAAACTTTGGATAAACAACACCAACTCAATCCACAAGGTGGATGACAACCTACTTCACACCCGCAATACCTACGTCATTCCAGACGAGCTTACTGGACTATTATGGGATGATGCTATTCCCTGTCCTCACAAGATTAAACCATATGCCAAGGGCAGGGCAGCAGGCGGAGCAACAGCAGTGTACCGCGCTGGTGCTATCGGGGATGCTGTCATCGCTACCGCATTCGTTAATTACCTGGTGCAGGAATCGGGCGGGGTGGTGGATGTTTACGCCCCTGCTCGCAACTTGCCTTTATACGCTGGGATAGGCGCAAAGCTGTTTCCCCTGCCTTGCACGCTAGAGGCGTGGGATTCGTATGATTGTCACTTACCCACAGATGACCTGTTCAGTGGTCAGGTTGGTAACACCAAGCTAGGCACTGGCGGTGGCAACTGCTACCAGCGGGTGTACGAGTGGATGGGAGTGTGGGATGAGAAGACGATGGCAAAGTACTGTAGGCCCAATCTTTACCTAATCGAACCAGACCATGAGGAACTAAAGGCGATGGGCAAGTGGCCGCTACCAGACCCCTACTTCGCCTACCATGTTTCTTCTAGTGGACCTACCCGCACCTACCCGCCAGCTATGGGGCAACAAGCAGTGCTGGCGTTGCTGGAGGCTTACCCCAAGCATCACGCTGTTATCATTGGCCTAGACAACGCAAACAATTTCAAGGTGGATCACCCTCGCGTGATCGACTTGTTCAACACGACCAAGGCTATTCGTTCCTTGTTCCCTGTGGTAGCCAACGCTGACTTTGTGGTGGCTCCAGATAGTTCAGTCAACCATATTGCTGCGGGGTTAGACACGCCGTGTGTGTCGTTGTGGGGATCATACGACCCAAAAGATCGTATGAGTTTTTATCCTAAGAATGTTTCGGTGTTCAAACCCGATACTTGCCCACACGCACCTTGCCGTCCTCATGCTGGGTTGCCACAAGCGAAGTGTAAGGATGCGAGCAACAAAACCCCTCGAACACAATACTGGTGCAATGCGCTACGGAATATCACAGCCGAAGATATTATTGTTGCATCGCGCAAGGCGATGGAGCTAGAACCGAAGTAAGAAAGAGTACATCGCATGGTACGCAGGGAGATCCTGCGGCTGGTCCTTCTGTGTGTCGAACCACTTGAAACAAAGATGTATTGATTTTATATGACACCACAACGCATCGCTGAATCAATAGTCGGGGAGGTCGATTGGCAGTCCGAGAATCACGGACTATGCAAATGCCCTGGCGAAGCTGCACACACCAGCCACACCC